GAGACAGAGGATTTGCATCATATGCATGAGGAGCTTGTAATTCGTGACAGAGATGTTAAAATGATAGTTGTAACTGTGGCAAAACACAGATGATGGACAATAGCAAGCACATCACACAGGCAATCGCAGGGGCATTAGAGATAATGAACGACCAGCCATTGACTTTGAATGAGTTTATAGATGAAGTGATGTCAGACTATATGGACCAAGAGCCGGGAACATATGTGCCGTTGGGTGATATGCACAAACAATGGGAAGAGAATTTTAACAAAGGTGAGTTTGTATCTATAATTTGTGCAAGGGGTCACTTGAAAACGACATGGGGTTTGTGTGTATTGGCATATTATATGCACAAGCAACCAAATTTCAGGGCTTTGTACATATCTGCGACGTTGGAACAGGCTTGGGACAAGTTAGAGCAGTTTGAGGAACTTTGTAAGAGGTCTTGGCGGCTTAGTGCTTTCTTAGAAAAGTCAGATGATAGGAAGGTGACAATACGAAAGAGTGCAAAAAGATTTAACAATGGCAGTAGAGTAGCTGCTGCAAGTATTGGTAAGGCACTTGAGGGTCCTCACGTTCATATGATTATTCTGGATGACGTTTTGCAGGAGTTTCCTAATTTAACAGATGAGAAGGTTATTCATTATGTACAGAGAGTTGTGATGCCAATGCGACTTCCAGAGTCTAAGATGTTGCTAGTGGGTACACAAAAGAGGGTTGGAGACATAACAGACTGGGTATCTGAGAGTTCTGAGTGGAATGTTGTAAGACATCCCGCACTTTTGGAGGACGGAAGTCCTAGATGGCCTGAGTATTGGAATCAAGAACGGTTAGATAAAGAAAAGGAGACAATGGGAAGTCGGGCTTTTGAGTCTGAGTATATGTTAAATCCATTAGACCCAGAGTCTGCTGTGATTCCTTATGAGGTGTTACAGCGTTGTTTGGATGAGAATTTAGATATGGGACTTCCAGACTACACGGACGATATAAGCGTCGTAATGGGCGTTGACTTGGCTGTGGGTATGAACAGTCAAAACGATGAGACAAGCTACTGTATTGTGGCTTATAATAAGAAAAACGAGCATCGTAGGATACTGTATAGTTGGACAGGCAAGGTAATGGCAAAAGGTAGTGGTTGGTTAGAGACACAGGTGTTAAAAATACGCGAGCTTGCGAAACGTTTTAATCCAGAAACGATTATGATAGAATCGAATGGGTATCAGAGATTGGTTGTCCACAGTGCGTCGGACTTGGCGGGATTACCAGTCGAAGGACACAACACGGGAAGAGAAAAACATAGCCATGATGTGGGTATACCGGGGTTGGCCTTGGAGTTTGAAAAGGAGAGATACTCGGTTCCGTGGGAAAAAAACATCAGAGAGGCAAGCAGACCGGGACCTAGAAAATTGACAGATGGTTTGAGTCGTTTGGTTTACGGAAAAAATGGAAGATTAGAGGGTCACACACCTGATGCGGTGATGGCGTTGTGGATGTGTGAGTTAGCAATCAAAGGCATGAACAAGAGAGGTCTTGCATTTGTTGGTTGGGATTACATATAGAAAAGTTTATATACACAATGCACATACAAGACATCCAACCACACTATGAAAAAACGAACGAGGTTGGAAATTTATGGAATCAGTGACTCTACCAAAGAGAGCCTTAAAGAGATTGCTAAGGCGGAGAATGTTCCCACAGGCGTCCTAGTGGAGCCAGTCCTTAGAAGGTACGTTCGGGAGTATCATGGCAGATAAGAGAACAAGATATAAGGTTCCTAAGGGTGTAAAGAAAGAAGCGATGGATGGTCGTGATTTACGTCAGATGCATGGGTATGGTGGTGGTAAGGTGACAAAGATGATTAATCGTAAGTTACGTATGCAAAAGGACGT